ACAGCGTTTAAGAAATCTTGTCTTACTTTATCGTCATTTTGTTCAAACAATAATCTTACAGATACTGCTGATATTAATTTACGAGCTTGTAATAAAAGTCTTCTAACGTTGATTCTATCAAGAGCACTTTCTCTAATTTGTAAAGTTTTGTTACCCCAAATTACGGTACCAACATCAGAGAAAGTTGCAATTGGGTTAATTCTACCAACATAAAGGGTATCTCTATCTTCTTGAGTTAGTTTACGTCTAGCTTTAACTGCATTTACAAGACCTCTTGTATAACCTGCTGATGCAAACCATGGAAATGCAATATTATCAGTTAATGCTAAGTTTCTACAAACTTCACCTGTTGGTGGAAGATATATTTGTGTATTATTAACAGTATCTCTTGTCAATACCCATGGATAATATGTTGCGGTATAGTTAGAATCAATTCCTGTTTGTTCCAAATTATCAACCGCTTCTTGAGTATAAATAAAGTCAGCACCTGTTGTAGTTGGTACAAACATATCAAAATCAGGTGTAGTACAGATATACAATGAATCCGCTCTGTTATATTCAATCATCTCGATTGCAGATTCTACTAAATTACTATGATTAACGTAGTCAACACCTGGTGTTACAAATACATTTATATTAACTGCTTCAGGATTAACATATGTTCTTTGTCCTAATAAATAAGCGTAATAATCTGTATTTGCCCAATCTATTGAATTATCACCTACAGTTATTTGTCTGAATAAACCAACGCCAGTTGCGTTAGGATATTTGTCATCCGGTGCTGCACCTCCTAAGTAACCTGAATCACCTAATTGGTATCTATCACCATTTGTACGATATTCTCTATATACATCCCATCCATCGAATCCTCCAGCAACAAATAATGTGAATTTTCTAGCATATAATCTATAATAAGGATTTGATTGATTTGTTGGTTCACTTCTGAATTCAGCGGCTCCACAATCAAACGCTTGTGTCATATTAACAGTGTGAATTGCACATGCTCCTGAATCCATATGGAATCCTTTAGTAAAATAATCCCAATCTTGTAATGCCGGGTTCTCGATAGTGTTTAAATTTTGTTTACCAAAATATTGGAAGAAATCAGAATCATATCCTGAATCCGGAGATGTCGATAATCCTAAATATGTTCTTCTAACATTATCACCAGAACTTAACGATGGGTTATCACCTATTCCTCCGTTTGTATAACCAAATGGTGGGTTAAATATTTGTTCACCGGGATAATCATATTTAGTTTTATAAATAGGGAATGGAGATTTTACACCATCATATTTTCTAAAATTATATCCTTCAAAACCACATGGTAAAGCATCTACCGGTGCATCTTCATTCATTTCAACCATTATTAATTTAGAATTCAATGCATACTCTCCATCAGAACTACCTATCTTTTTAGCAACAAAGTTATTTAAATTAGGGTCCATAGAACAGTTAGTAAATTTCTCTAATACAACCGGTGCGTCATCGGTATCATAATAATCACGAACAACAACATCAAAAGTTTGATTATTAAATGATAAGTTTATTATAGATAATTTTAATTGAAAATTTGCACTATTACCGTCAGCAATTGAAATAAATTTAAATAATCTATATACTTTATTACCTCTTAATTCAGAAACTAGCCAAGGTGATTCAGGTGTTTGATATTTTTCAGCATAATAACCAATTGATGATGTATCCCCCATACTTGCTGCTTCCCTAGCACTTTCTAAACCAATTAACGTACTTCTTAATCCTCTAATATAACCTTTTTTGTATGCCCAACTAAGTAACGTATCAAAAGTCTCTTCAACAAATAATGGTATTTCTGCTCTTGGTTTACCAAAATTATCACTACCAAAAACTTTAGGTAGATAAGTACTATCAGATGAAGATAATGAAGTTTTAAATACGAATGATGTATTATCATCATTTGTTATGTTAATTGCGAAAGTTGCAAATGGGTTTTGAGTCACCGCAGAATAACTACCTGAAAAATCCAAAGTAACAGCACTTAATTGACTAACTTCATATTTTGGACCATTTTGAGTTGAGTTAAACTCTGAAATACCTCTTGAACGTAAAGTTGCAACAACTAAATGATTATATTCACTATATGTTTCACCTGTCAAGTAAAACAAAGTACAACTAAGTTTACCTGAGAAACAATCAGTATTAACAGGAACAGGTGTTGGTGTTGGTACTGGAACTGGTATTGGTGTGTTACATGGATTATATGTTGTTGTAGTTGTAGTAGGTGACATAGTTGTGGTTGTCGTAGTAACCGGTTTTGGTAACATCATTAATTCACTTACAGTTGAGATGAATGAAAATCCTGAATAACTTTCTCCACTATAATTTGTAAATAAAGCATAATACCAAGAATCATTTAATGGTGATGTAAAATCACACATATCACCATTTACATCTTCAACATCAAATACATTATTTGAATTAGTAAATGCGGTATATAATAAATCATATGCATATCCCGGAACTGCACCAAAATAATTGATTGAGGTTGCACTTAAAGAAGGTGTATTAAATATTGTTAATAATTGTGATTTAATATCAGAATCCAAACTTGAAGTTCCTCCATTAAATTTAGTATATGATTTATTTATAATACTTTGAATTTCAGGTGCAAAAGAATTTAAAAATGTAATAGTACCATCTGAATTTGCACAACCTGTGAAATTAACATCAAATGATAATGTCTTTGCGGTACAACTTAAATCACATGCACTAGTTACAAAATTAGGTACTGATGTACAAGTTTCATCAAAACCTACTGTTGATGAGTCAACGTTAGCTATTGTTTGAATAGACCAAGATGGACCCGCATCATATCCTGATAATCCCAAAATTCTTGTCATAAACATCTGGTTAGATTGTTGTAGATAAGATTTAGCAATATATGATGCCTCATATTTTGGAATCTGAGTGTTTATAAATTTTTCGGGACTTGTTCCCCCAAAGTAAGTTTGGAACTCATCATAGTTGGTAATAAAGATAGGTTCAAATGCAGGACCTTTTAAAGATTCCCCTACAATACCTAAAGTTGTAACCCCAACACTTTGAGCTACAAAGCTTAAATCTCTTTCAGACGTGTACACACCTGGTGACACGAATACTTTACTGTTTGTTGCCATTATTTTTTAAATTTCGTTGCAGATTTATTTTATCAATAAATATTAGTTTTTATACGAAAAAACTTTACTTTTAAAAAGATATTTATAAACAGGAAGAAAATATTCTGCTTTTTTTCTACCTTGTAATATTATGGAAAATAAAAAGAAAATTAAAAATCTTAAGATATCAATAGAGTCACATGAAATACTTAAAAAGTATTGTGATAAAAATGGTATTAAAATTTATAAATTTATTGAGAATTTAATTATTGAGAAATGTAAAGAAAAAACTGACTTGTACGGAGAACTTTAAACCATATTGGCAATAAAGTTAATTTTAGACGTTTGGTTTTGATAAGTCTTTTGAATTTCAATTGTTAATAAATCACCGGGATTAATTTGAATAGTATTCAGATTGGAACCATAATATTGATTATCTATATAAACATCAAAGGTATTAACATTTTCAGTACTTAATAAAGTTAAATCAACCCTATCATATATTTTTTTAATTATTAATGTGTTTTCATCAATAAATTCTAAATTAATTGGATAACTAGTTGGGTTCTTAGGATTAGTATTGTTTTTACCTTTTTTAGGTGAGTTACCAACCGCTTCATATATTTGGAATACTCTTTCAACTCCGGGTTTTACTTGGAATTCATCTTCATCCATTAAAAATCCAAGCATTGTAAAATCATAAGTTTGAATATAAAATTTTCTTTTCTCAACATCCATAACTGATTCATCAGAAACACTATCCCAAATTATTGGAATATAATGTCCTTTTATATTTCTATACGCCTGTCTTGATGAAAATTTTTGTAATACCGTTTTATTTAATGTGTTTAACTCCCTCATTCTATTACAAATAATTTTCATAGAATATTTTATATCTACCGGTATTGGTTGTGGAATTGTATAAACATCAATATTAACTCTATCCCCATCAAAACTAGGTACTGATGCATAATAAAATTGTCTTCTATTTGGTATTGTATATTGTAACGATGGTAATGAACCGTATTTAATTTCAGGTTGTCTAACAACAGTTATAAATGGTGGAGATGCGTTTTTATCTAAATCTTGGAATTTCCACGTTTGAGTAAACTGAGTCCAATTCTGAGTAGTAACTATTATATCAACAGTTGGTATTATTTTACCATCACTAACTACTTGTAAATCTTCTTTAACAAAATCTAAAAACCCCCTATCTAAATCGGCATGAAGTATTGATTTAGGTAAGAAAGTTCCGTGTTCGTTTATCTTATCTAATAATTCAACCCTTCTCGGATACAATGTACGATGGGGGGTTAAATCTATATTTTTCTTTATTTGTTTAGGAAATCCCATTTTAGTTTACGACAAATATTTTATTTTTACCATTAATCATTTCTACTTCATTTGCTGATAGTATTGGTTCTTTTGTACTTTTAATAACAAAACTATCATATATGTACGGGTCATATGTAACAATAGTATCTGAAGAACCTTCAGGTAATGTTTCACATGGAACCAGACAATAGTCAACCATTGTACCAATTACAAACGCATGTACATTTTTGGACTTTTCTTTTCTAACCTTTTCTTTACCTGTAGGTCTAACTTTGAACTCAACATCTGTTAATCTAACAAAATCCGCTAACCCTATTACTCTTTCTTTATACGTAACTGAAAAAGTGTTTTTATGAAGATTATAATAAACCTTCACTTTTTTACCTATATATTCATCAAGATTTGAATTATCAGTTTTACATTTATGACAAATATATGGGTCATCCTCTCCATCAGATAAAGACCATTTCCACCCACAATTACTACATGTGACTTTGTTCCCCCTTATGGCTTCAATAATTTTATTCTTTTGAGATTCGTTTATTAATATTTTCATACAGTATATAAATACTTTTAATTATAAATTTGGTCTAATTTTAGCTTGAGCAATTAATACATCATTACCTATTTGAAACCTAAAAACTAAACTAGGGTATTTACTTTCTAAATGTTCTTTCCATTTTTGGACATTTTTCTTACCCATAAATAAAGATTTAATTTTATCTTCATATAATTCAAACTTATCCAATTGTTCTTGGGGGGTCATTTCTTGTTCAATCAAAACTTTTAACTGTTCTTTAGTTATTAGTATATTCATATTAAATTCCTTTAAATTCGTTATTTGATACTGGTGATGCTAATATCGTACGATAAAATGGTTTATATCCTGCATAAGTGTGTTTATTATCAGAAACCACTCTACCATCATTATTAACCACATAATATCTAACTTTTGTTTCGGTTTCATAATAAGCTAAATAATCACCATATGATATGTCGATATCTAATTCTTCTAACATTGCTTGATAAACAGAAACTCTAATATTACCCGGTTCTACCTGTTCTATTTTTGAATTTCCTAACCATTTGTTTTCAGGGGCAACTATTTGTACAAATGCCTTAAACTCAACAGGAGTTAAAAATTTAATACCGTCAGATACTGTTTCACCATAAACATCGTCTGTTTTTGTTTTATATCTATCGACTCTGTATAATACTATGGTAAAGTTCATATCCCCCTCTAACCATTCTCTACCCATATCAACATCAAGTTCGAAATCTTCCGAACCGAAAAATTTTCCTAATCTTGTAATTGGTACTTTATTATTTGACATATTGATAAATATCTATAATTTTGTTATGATTAAGTATGCTTAAAAGAAATAAAATATTAGTTACCGGCGGATGTGGTTATATTGGGTCCCATACCATAGTTGATTTAATTAAAAATGGATATGAAGTAATATCCATAGACAATAATTCTAAAAGTAACTTAAACATATTAAATGGGGTTGAAAAAATAACAAATGTTAAAGTTAAAAATTATATAGTTGATTTATGTAATTTATATGACACCATTAAAGTTTTTGAAGAAAATAAGGATATTGTGGGTGTAATTCATTTTGCTGCTTATAAATCAGTTAGTGAATCTGTTGAAAATCCTTTAATGTATTTTGATAATAATATCAATTCTCTAATTAATATATTAAAATGTTGTAATCAATTCTCAATATATAATTTTGTTTTCTCTTCTTCTTGTACTGTTTACGGTAATCCTGATTATAGTCCGGTTACTGAAGAAACAGAACTAAAAGAACCGGAGTCACCATATGGTTATACTAAACAAA